ACTACTGTTTTAATATCAGGCCTGTCGTCTGATATCTTTTTTAATACAGTTATGATTTGATCGTAAGATGAAATATCTGCTATATTTTTATTTGTTGTGTTATATAATTTTTCAGATCCTTTAAATGGTAAGGCTTTACCTAATGCATTAATAATATAAGTAGATTTCGGATCAAGTGTTTCTATTGAAGTAGATTTACCTGTTCCCGATTTACCTACTATACCAATAATTCTTTTATTCATTTTGTGACTTTAAGTAGTCATATTCGGATAAACACTGTAGCAAAATTAATTATTACTACAAGTGTTATAAAATCTGATAAACTCATTTTAGTTTATTTAATTAGTTAATACTCCTCTATTTTAGAGTGTTTAAAATTCTCCACCATCATAAGGATCTGTGATGAAGAAAACCTTGCTTTAATTATGTGCCAATAAATCATAGCACGTTGAGGATCTTTAGGATTAAATACTGGCAATCCGTATGGATAATCCTCTCCTCTAGATGGCCCATAATATGAGCCAAGTCCTTCTATACCTGCTGGTTTATGTGTAATTATCACATAATCTGAACAATAAAATGCAGCTGAGGATGCGAATAGATCATTTTTGGTAGGGTAATGTAACATTGGATTAGTAATCCTTTGAGGTTCTTCAATACTCCTGTTTAACTGTGATAGAACTATGAATAAAGATTTTAGTTTTATGGTTTCGAAATATTTCTTTAATTGAATTAATGTCTTGTATAACTTATCTATAATTAATTTCTCTTGATCTTCACCTACTGTACCTTTCACTAATAAACTGTGGTCAAACGTACAAATTAGTCCTCTATTTTCTTCGATTAGTTTGTTCTCCTCCACGAAATTGAGGATCGTATGAACAATTTCATCTACAGTTCCTACATCATCCACAATGAATATAGGATAATATTTCATTTTATCAGCTGTTTTACATACGGTGTCGTATTGTTGTTCTGTTAACTTAGAACCAGCAGAGTAAAGTTCTCGAGTAGTTAAGTCAGTCTTAGAAGAAATATCTCGTGAAACTTGATCGACCCCTAGCATCTCCATTTCAAATGCTAAGATATTCAGTTTCTCATTAGGGTTATAATCTACCACATCTCTACGTATTTGTGATAATAATAAACTCTTACCACTGGCACTTAACCCAGCAATTGTTACAATTCTATTCCATTCAAATCCTTCAAATAATGCATCGTTAAGTTTTTTAAATGATGTTTTTAAAGATGGAGCTTCATTATTCATTCTTTTACGAATAAACACTTTAGCCTGTTCTATTTTCTCTGAATAATGTTCTACTTTTAATCCCTTTCTAGTTGACGCTCTTTCCATATTCTGAAAATTTAGAGGTATTTTCAGACAAGTCGTAATTTAATAAATAAGATTCTTCAGTTAGCCATTTAGTGGGAGCTTGCATAAAAGAAAGGGTATTATCTTTAGTAGATGCGTTCTTTCTAAATTCAATTTCATTTTTCAGAGACTTTAGCATATCATCTGTAGACAATTTATATTTATTTATTGCACTAATATAAAGTGCTTTTATTTTTTGTTTAGATCCTGATCTAATCAATCTTCTTACAGAGTAATTTCCATGAGCATCATTACTTGGATATGTTTGCCACCAAATTTCAAATGCATCGTCTATACTTTTGTCATAATTACCTTCTGAAAATAATTCTTTACATAAATCTACACCTTTTTTTGTAAGTGTTCTATTAATACCTAAGTACTCATAGAATATTAATTTATCGTACTCATTAGCAGGTGGCCTATAATATGTAAGAAATTTAGCTCCTGACGATTTACAGTATAGTATAAATGCTTGATCTAGTGTTAAATCATATGCAATAATTTTGTTCATTATATTCTCATCAATCATCTTTTATTTTTATAAATTATATTCAAAAGGATTATTAGAAAAGTAATCCCTGTTGTGGTTGTCTTGGAATTTTGTTTTCTTCTAATAGCTTATAAACCATTGTAGAAGCTTGGTGAGCCATAAGAAATGGGGGTGTAGAATTAGAGCATTTATGTTCTAATATTAACTGCATTTCTTTATTTTCTGTAGAATAATATAGAATTCTGTATTCATAAGCATGTAGATCTATATTCAAATATACATTATTAATTGTATGCTTTATTATTATTTCCTCTTCTCGTCTATATGATGCTAATACACATTTACCACAGTACTTTTTAAATATTGTAGGTGTATTTTTAGATACATATAGGGTTTTTTCATGTACTATACTTATGTCACATACCTCACAATTTATATATTCCACTACATTTGACAGTGGTTTATGTGTTTCATAATAACAATGTGGACATATGTGCGCCCCTAGTGAGTTAAGTGTTTCACGTATTTGCCAAACTTGCACCGAAACTCCATATTGTTTTTCACAATTAGGGCATTTATCTGTGAATGCGTCAGCTTGTAAAGTTACGTTATTTGATATTAGCCATTCATAACATCTATCACATACAGATGTATCTCCACCATAATAATATTGGTTATCTTCTACAGGCAATTCTAATGTCCACGGAACACCTATGCACTTTTCAGTACAAAATATACATTTACCTTCATTTTCACCTCCTTTTGTAAATGAGTATTTATCTGTAGCGATAGTTTTAGTTTTTTGATAGGCTTTTAGATTGTTTAATCTATTTGATTCTGTGTGAAAATTTAACATTTTTTGATACCCTATATTTTTTGTTTCTAAAACATTAAAACATTCTTCACAAATATGTACATCAAGTCCTGTTCCACCATAAGATGACTTAGTAAATACAATGTTATCATGCTCCAATCCACAAAAAAGACAGAAATCTTCTAGATATTCTCCTTTTCTATGATCTTGTAGATCTTTCGGAAGTATGCCTTTTTCTAAATAGTTAGCTAATTTTTGTCTTGTAGCATAATTAGATATTACCATTTTGTTAAATTTATTTTATTTAAATTATCTGTCCAAATTGGTGACATATTTTCTGTGCGTTTAGATACCCAATTCATTTCTTGTGTATTATCACAAACTAAATTAATCATTACAGGTATTTTTCCTTTTTTATATCTATTAATACGTCCAACCATTTGTATACCCACTAATTCTGTAGAAACACCTGATGCACAAATGGCGGCATCCAAGTCAGGTAAGTTATATCCTACATTAAGTGCTTCTGCGGAGACTAATACTTTATATTTAGGTTTAGAAATTAATTCCAATACTAATTTTCTATCAATATCCTTCATTTGTGAATGATATTTTAACGCATTTATTTTTATATCTAGTAATTTTTGAGTTAATTCTTCTACAAATTTAATCTCTTTTGAGAAAACTATCCACTTTTTATCGGGATATTTTTTAATTATTTCTATTGTTGTTTCTAATTTAGATTCTGCTCTATAACATTCCCATTTTCTCATAGACATGGCTGACCAATATGACTTACCAATTTTGTGTAAGGGATGTGTCTTAATTGAAGAAGCTTTTTGTGCTAAATCAAATACAGATAATTCGTTATATTCTGGAATTTTATTTTTATAAGTCTGCAACTCTGCTGTAGCTTGGTTAAACATTTTATCATAGATAGAATATTTAGCTCGTTCTTTTTTATTTAGTTTAACTTTTAAGTTAAATACTTTAAAACTTGGTACTATTCCTTGTTCCACACATTCTTTTAAACTTATCGAGAAGAATACTGGTAATCTTTTTTTCAAAATTTCTAAATGATCTTCATCATGTTCTGGTAAGGTAGCAGTTAATCCAAGCATATATGTACATGGTATGTTTAACACTTTACCATGTACAGAAGATAGAGCAGAATGAACTTCATCTATTACTACTATATCATATTTATCTTTAAACTTATAAGCTGTTTGCTTACATTCTATTGTTATATTTAATTCTTGTAAATTCAATAACTTAATTTCGGCTGGCCAAGAATCGTCTTTCAAGACTGTAGTAGGGGTAACAACAAGACAACTTTTAATTAGTTTTTTAGCAAATAGATTTTCAACTATTTGTAAAGCTACTCTTGTTTTACCAACACCAGTTGGTAGTATAATTGTACCCCTACTAGGAAGCTCAGTCATGTATTTAGTTATAATTTTTTCTTGTAATTCAGATTTAGTCATATAAATCTTCTGCTTTTATACATCCTTCACATATAATATCCGTATCTTTTTTGATAGGAGTTATGTTACATATAGGACATAGTATATATTCATATGAATGATAATGACATATTCCTTGTGTATTTGTACTCGATCTATTGCAATGAGGTACTACACATACGTCTATATTCATTCTAGAGGAGCAATTTTCACAGTACCCTTGTCGTGTTAAATTAGATCTACCTACCATATCACCACAATTGGCACATATTGCTACAGACGCACAATCTGT